TTATGCTGGTCCGAGCCTGTCCAGCGTGGCCCGAAGGTCCGGCGCGGACGACGCCCGCTCGACATAGTGGCGCTCGGTGACAGCCGTCCCCGAGTGACCCAGCTGAGCCGACGCTGCGCTGAGCCCGATCTCCCGCTCGACGAGCGTGCCGACCGTCTTACGGAAGTCGTGGGGCTTCACCCACTGGAAGTCATCGCCTCTGACCTTGCGCCACGCTGTCCGCACATTGGACGGGGACCGAGGAGTTCCGTTTCGCGTCGGGAACACCAGCTCGGTCGGGATCTCTCGAGCCCTCTGGCGCTCCAACGCCTCCGCGGTGAATCTCGGCACGATCACCCGTCGATACCCAGCCCGCGTCTTGGTGTGCTCCTGCCGAACCACTCCGACGCCGGCCATCTCCACGACAGTGCCGGCGATGGTCACGACGACTGAGCCGTCCTCTGTCGTCTCGATGTCTCGCCATCGGAGTGCCAGCACTTCCCCGATTCGACACCCGGTCCCGATCATCACGTCGAGAATCTCTGCTAAGTCGTAAGCGCGTTTCGGCCCGAGCCGCTGCTCGTCCTGCCAGGCCGTCACTCGGCGGCGCAACTCGCGAACCTGGTCGATGGTCAGTGCCTTGGCCGGGCGCACCGCCGCTGGCGGCTTCGAGGTGTCGGCTACGGGATTGTGCTGCACCGCGTCATGTCGGGCTGCAAGCGCGAACGCCTGCCGCAGAATCGTGCGTGAGTCCCGAACCGTCGACGGCGACCGTAGCGCCTTGAGATACGCCTCGATGCGGCCTGTGGTGGCCTCGTGGAGCCGAAGCCCGCCGAGCGCCGGCTTGATCGCCTTCTCGATCGTCCTGCGGTAGTAGCTGATGGTCTGGGGGCTGCGATCAGATCGGCCGATCTCATCGAGCCAGTAGTCCATCAGTTCCGTGACTGTGGACTCGCTGCTGATCTCACTGCCGGTCGGCCGGGACCGATCCCGGAGCGCGACTTTCAACGCGGCCTTCGCCTTCGCCTCGGTGTCACCGCTCGCCTGCACCAGGCGGGTCACCCCATCGAAATCACGAAACCGGGCCTTCGCCACCCACTTGCCGCGGGATGTCTGCGAGGTGCCGATCGCTCCATATGTGCCTAGTGGAGATGGACGCCTGGGCATTACTTGATCCTTCGATGGTCATCTACAAGAATCTTCCGCTTGCGGGCTGCTGCAATCCATTTCGTGGTCGTCGGCCGAGGTATGCCGTACATCTCGAGGAACACGCCCGACGGTCTCTTCCCCTGAACCATCAACCATGCGTACAGCTGGGCCATGTGATCGAGGGCTTCATCAGTGGGGCCGTTCGCGGCGAAATCTTCTGGCGGCCACGTGTGCCGTTTCGTCCAATCCCCGGTGCCAGGAACTGGTTCCGCAACGAACGATTCCACCATCGATTGCAGCCATTTGCTCACGTTCGCACCACGGATCGCGGCCGTGGATATGGGCGGCCCGACAGTTTCACCTGTGGAGTCGAGCCTGTCTATTTTCAGGCTGTCGCAGACCAGCCTGCCCCCTTCCATGGTCGGCGCTATGTAATAGCGAAACCCGTTGTCCCACACCTCTAATGGGCCAATCGTCAGAAGTACTCTTCCGCCGTACATCTCCCAGAGTTGGTTGTCTTCACCACCCCACGAGATCCGCATCGAATTAGCCATCGGCCATCATCTCCTCCTTGGAAACACTGCGCAGAGTGTTGCACAGTCCTACGAGTTCGTGCTACTCCTTGATGGCGGGCAACAGTCCGCAGAATGTTTCCACGAGGAGGATTCGATGCCCACTGTCGAGGATCTGCACAACGCGGGTCCGACTGTTCCGCTCTGGCCCACCGCAGGTCAGGTGCTGAGCATCAGCAAGTCGCACACGTACAAGCTCGCTCGTGACGATCAGTTCCCCGCCAAGGTCATCAAGGTCGGGGCCAGCTATCGCGTGGTCACCGCTGACCTACTCCGACTCCTCAATGTCTCGGAGGTCGCGTGATCCCAGATGAAGATCTCTGCGCCGGGTGGCAGGAGGACCTGACACCCAACCTCGCAGACGAAAAAACCCTCGCCGACGGCCAGGTCGACGAGGGCAAGAAATCCATCCCTAGCAAAGGACAATTCCATGACTGACGATACCCGCCACGCCGACAATCTCGCCAACACCCAACCCGCCGACATCCCCGACCTGCTGAACCTTGCCGACCAGATCTCCCCGGCCGCAGCAACGGTGGACGCCATGTTCGACGACCGGGACCACGACCTCGAAGTCCTCCATCGTGTGAAGCCGGACTCCGACGTGTCCCTCTGCGGGATCGCTGACGACTGGAATCGGATCGGTGCTCAACCAGGCCCAGCTTCGACGTCGGAGGCGCTCTGCCCACTGTGTGAAACGTTGCGCGCCATGTACCGACAGCTCGACATGACCGGCCTGGAAGAGATGCCGCCGCGATGACTGATCCGATCACCTGGGACCCGGTGCGCGACTTCGTGCGCCGGGTCCTCGGTGGCCGTCACACCACCATCGTCGCCGGCACCCCCGAATGGATCGCACTGCCCGACGACGACCCCGCCAAGACCATCGCGGTCCTCACCGCCGGCTCCCGCTGGTGCCTCGAAACCGAACTCGACCAGATCGACCAGCGTCGCATCAACGCCAAGCACGCCGCCATCGAAGTCGCCACGGCACTCGACTGGACCCGCGTCGCCAAGCGCATCCGCGACCGCGACCAGTTCTACCGGGACAACCCCGACCTCCGACGAAAGAAGGTCTCCTAGATGGAAGAGCCTGCACGCCGGCTCCGCGTCACCCTCGGCCACAACGTGAAGATGAAGATCATCGAGTGGTGGGAAGAATGCTGGATCGCCCTCGGCGCACTCACCCTCCTGGCCGGCCGTGAAGGACTCGGCAAGTCCACCATCGCCTGCTACTGGGCCGCACTCGAGACCCGCCGCGGCCACTATGTCATCTACTTGCACTCCGAGGACTCCCGCGAACACACCGTCGTCCCGAGGCTCCTGGCCGCCGGGGCCGACCTCTCCAAGGTCATCTTCATTGACGTCGAGACCGAGTTCACCACCGAGGGCAACGTCGTCCTCCCGTACGACAACGACGAGCTCGACGCGCTGATCGTGGAGTACGGAGTCACCTTCATCGTGTTGGACGCGGCCACGAGCGCCATGTCCGCGAACCTGTCCGGCAAGGACGACCGCGACGTCCGCCGATTCCTCGAACCGCTATCTCAGCTCGCCGCCAAGCACAACATCGTCATCCTCGGCCTGGTCCACTTCGGCAAGCGTGACGGCGCGGACAGCGGCAAGCTCATCCTCGGTTCCATCGCCTGGTCCCAAGTAGCCCGATCCGTTCTGTCCGTTGCCCTCGACGCCGACAGCGGCAACCTCGTCGTCACCAACACGAAGGGGAACTTGGCCCCGAGGACCCGCTCGGTCGAGGCTCGCATCAAGTCCACCGTCATCACCATCGACGGCGACCAGGCCGAGCTTGGCGTCGTCGAATGGCTCGGGGAAACCACCGCCGATGCCCGCGACTACCTCGCCGGTGAAGACGGCCAAGCCAACCGAGACGTGGATCAGTGGTTGTCCGACTACCTCGAGGGCGGCCGCCAGAAGGCCAACGAGATCTTCCAGGCCGCCGACGCCAACGGGTTCTCTAAGGACCAGGTGAAGCGGGCTAAGAAGCGGGTCGGAGCGCAGGCCGTGAAGGACGGCGTGTGGTGGTGGGAACTACCCACCGTCGTCGAGGGCGAAGTGATCTCCAGCTCGGACGAAGAGGTCAAGGGAGCAGAGAGCACACCCCATACACGCACCCTTGCTCCCTTGCTCCCTTCCAGGTCAGAGGGGTTGCAGGAGTGCTCCCTTGATCCAAGGGAGCAAGAGAGCGTGAGTGCTCCCTTGGCTGCTCCCTTGGCCCGCCCGACCGCCTGCTCGGTGTGCAACATCGACCTGCCCAAGACTGCGACCACCGACATCTGCGAAGAGTGCGACGACCCGTCACGGCAGCGACCCACACCGCCGCCGACCCGCCCGCTCCACGTCATCCACAACGGACGAGCAGAAGGCAGAACTACCACCTGCCCCTACTGCACCGAGCCCCTGATCTACAGCGACGACAAAGCGGACGGCTACCACACCTCCAACTCCAAGTGTGTACGCGCACACAAGAAGGGGGCCTGATGCCCCGACCCCACGTGACCCTCGCAGTCACACCACCCCGCGACCACCGCACCGCAGTCACAGTCGCAGGCATCGGACTCACCGAACCCGAAGCCATCGACCTCATCAACACCATCCAGGACCACCTAGAAGGGCACCACCATGACCACTCCTAACGGAATACCGGCCCGCACAGCACCACTCGGTCGCACCGAGGAACGACGCCTCCGAGCCCGCGCCAAGACCCGGCTCTACAAGTTGGTGAATCAGCTCCCCGACCGAGACGCCGACCAACTCCTCGCGCTCCACGAGCGCATCGACCAGTTCTACGCCGAACTCAACCACCTGCACGCTGAGCAGGAGGACGACGACTGATGAGCAAACCCTGCCTCGTCTGCGGGGAACCCAGCCCCGAATCCCGCTGTCCCGACCACCGTGTCCACAAGACGCACATCGGCCGGCACGCCGTCCACACCAACACCACCCGCTGGAAGAAACTGTCCCGCAAGCTCCGCCGCATGCAACCCTTCTGCTCCACATGCGGAGCCCGCGAAGACCTCACCGTCGACCACAAGATCCCGCTGACCGAGCGCCCCGACCTCGCCTACGACCTCGCCAACCTCGACGTCCTCTGCCGCTCCTGCAACTCCGCGAAGGACGCACACCTGGGGGGATGGGCCAAAGCCGCAGGTCAGCCGCCCGAAGGCAAGGCGCAGAGGGCAATGAAGGGGGGTCTCTAGTGCGGTCGGGTAACAAGGGGAAGCTCGAGAACGGGGACGTCCCGTTGCCTTTCAGGCCCCGATCAGAGGTCGAATCCGAACGGTTCCTGAAGTTCTCGGAGAAGTTCTTGCGGGTGCCGCAAGGGAACCGGCGCGAAGAAGGTGTTCAGGCCGCGGGATTGGCAGATGGAGATCGTGTCGGACGTGCTGGACTCGAGGGCGCGGACGGTCGGGATCATGCTCCCCCGAGGCCAGGGCAAGACGACCTTGAACGCCGCGATCGCCTTGTACGTGTTCTTCACGTGGGGTGAAGCCGCGAACGTCGTCTGTGTCGCGGTCGACGAGCGTCAGGCGGGTCTGCTGTTCAACGCGGCCCGCCGCATGGTCGAACTGTCGGAAGATCTGGCGTCGCGCTGTTACGTGTACGCCGACAAGCTGGTGCTCCCGCTCACTGACTCCACGTTTCAAGTACTACCGGCGTCGCCTGCCGCGCTGGAGGGTCTGGACTTCGTGTTCGCGGTGGTCGACGAGGCCGGCGTGGTCCGCCGCGACACCTTCGAGGTGGTGCAACTGGCCCAGGGCAAACGGGAGCGGTCGGTGGTGGTCGCGATGGGCACACCGGGCCCGGACCCGAACGATCAGGTTCTGGTGGATCTCCGCAATGCTGCGTCAGAACACCCGGAGGACTCGTCGCTGCGGTGGCGGGAGTACTCGGCAGCTGGTTTCGAGGATCATCCTGTCGATTGCGAACACTGCTGGAAGCTGGCGAACCCGGCGTTGGATGACTTCCTGCACCGGGATGCGATCACCGCGTTGTTGCCGCCGAAGACGCGGGAGGCGACGTTCCGCCGTGCTCGGTTGTGCCAGTTCGCCACCGACACCGACGGCGCATTCCTCCCGGCTGGTGTATGGGAGGGACTGTCGACGGGCCTGCCGGTCCCGGCCGGCACCGAGGTCGTCATCGCCTTGGACGGTTCGTTCTCCGACGACACCACGGCGTTGCTGGTGGCCTCAGTCGGAACCGAACCGCACGTCGACAAGGTCAAGGTGTGGCAGCGGCCAGCGAACGATGAGAGCTATCGGGTGCCGGTTGCAGAGGTCGAGCAGACCATCCGCGATGCGTGTCGACGCTGGAAGGTTCTGGAGATCGTCGCGGACCCGTTCCGGTGGACGAGGACGTTGCAGATTCTTGAGTCGGAGAACCTGCCGGTCGTCGAGTTCCCGCACTCGCCGGCCCGGTTGACCGCGGCCACGACGGACTTGTTCTCGGCGGCCACGAACGCCCGTCTGACCCATTCGGGGGATCAGACGTTGGCTGAGCATGTCGCCGCCGCGGTGATCGTCGAGGACGCCCGCGGTATACGGCTCAGTAAGGCGTCGAGGTCCCGGTCGGCCAGAAAGATCGACCTCGCCGCATGCCTGGTCATGGCCCATAGTCGCGCCACCTGGCGCGCAACCCATAAGAAGCGTTCCAAGACAAGGAGTTTCGCAGCATGAACACTGACCTACTCACCACACTGCTACAGAAGATCGACGAACCAGCCGCACGCTACGCCGACCTCGATCGGTACTACGCCGGCCTGCAACCGCTGGCGTTCCTCAGCCCCGAATCGCGGAAAGCGTTGGGCGACAGGTTCGGCCGACTCGCCACCAACGTGCCCCGCCTCGCAGTCACTTCACTGGCCGAGCGGCTGCGGGTCACCGGCTTCACCGGAGCGGACGTGTGGACCGACTGGCTACGCAATGACCTGGATCAGGAATCCGGGATCGCACACCGGGAGGCGCTGCTGCTCGGTGCCTCGTATGTGATCGTGTGGGCCGACCAGTTCGGCCGGCCGAAGGCCACCATCGAGTCCGCGAAACAGGTGGCCGTACTCACTGACCCTGGTACCCGCCGCATCACTGCCGCGGTGAAGCGGTGGGAGACCGCCACGACGACCGAGGCGACGGTGTTCCTGCCGGAGGAGATCATTCGGTTGCGGGCCGAGCAGACCGGCGCTGTCACCGCCGGCTTCAAGGTCGTCGAGACCCTGGCAAATCCGCTCGGTGTCGTCCCGGTCGTCCGACTGCGCAACGGGGACCGACTCCTGGACAACGGGGTCTCAGAGATCGAAGACCTCAAGCCGCTGGTGGACGCGCTGAACAAGGTGCTGGTCGACATGATGACAACCTCGGAGTATGTGGGCCGGCCGCGGCGCTGGGCCACCGGCATCGAACTCGAGGAGAACGAGGCTGGGGAAGCGGTCAACCCGATCCCTGAGGGCAACCGGGCGATGATCTCCGAGAACGACACGGCCAAGTTCGGGCAACTCGACGGTGCTCGTCTCGACGGCTACGAGTCGGCGGTCAACGTGCTACTCGGTCAGATCATGGCGGTCTCCGCGCTGCCGGCGCACTACATCGGCCAGTTGTCGGACACCCCGGCATCGGCTGACGCGCTGCGGGCCGCAGAAGCGTCGCTGACCGCCCGCGCCGAAGCCCGCCAGGCCGCGTTCGGCCGTTCGTGGGAAGACGTGGCCCGCCTGATTGTCGCTGTCCGGGAGGGTGCCGACCCTCAGCTGGTCGACGTTCGGGTGACGTGGGCGGACGCCGCTACCCGCTCCATCGCCCAAGAAGCTGATGCGGTGGTCAAGCTATACCAGGCCGGTCTGCTCCCGGCGTCGTACGCCCTGAAACGACTCGGGTACTCCGACACCGAGGTCACAGAGATCGGTGCTGCCCGCCGCGGCGATGCCCTGAACGCGATGGCCGTCGACCTCAACAAGTTGGTGAGCTGATGGCCTACCGGCACACACTCATCGCCCTGTCGGAGAGATCGGAACGACAAGTCGTCGCCGCGTACAACGCCTACCTCTCCGGGGCTCTGTCACGTGACGAATGCGTGCAGTGGATCGCCTCAGCGGTCGCGATCTCCAACGGGCAGGCACACAGTCTGGCGAACCTCGCCTACGCCGCGGAACTTATGGCGCAGTTGGGGGTCGCCGCCCCGGTCGTGACCACCACCCACCCCGACGACCTCGACCGCCTGACCAAAGCCGCCGACACCGCGTTGTCGGTCGCGTCAGCGTCAGCGTCGTCGGCCGCGATCGTCGGACGCCTCGGACGGGCCGAACCTCTGGAGACCGCCGCCAGAAGCTACAGCGACGCGATGGTCCGGTCGGGCAGGACCCGAGGGTGGGTGCGTCAACGCTCGGCGAACTGCTGCCAACTCTGTACGTGGTGGTGGCGCAACGGCCGCGTCTGGCCCGCCGAGCACCCGTTCCAAACACACAAGGGATGCACCTGCACCCCGAAACCAGTTATCGCAGAAGGGATCAAGGAAACATGGAAGACAGCACGAGCCAAGGGGATACGGTGACCGACGAAACCCTTGAGGGGTCCCAGCAGGACCCGGCAACAGAGGTTCAACCCGAACCTGACTCCGAGAACACCGAGCAGGAGCCGGACACGTTCCCGCGGTCCTATGTTGAGCAGCTTCGGCAGGAGAATGGTAAGTACCGGCAGCGGGCTCAGCGGGCCGACGACCTCGCCCACCGGCTGCACCGCGCACTCGTCGAGCAGACCGGCCGGCTCCAGGACCCCTCCGACCTGCCGTTCGACGAGGACCACCTTGAGGGTGACAATCTGTCACTCGCAATCGACGAGCTACTGAAGGCGAAACCTCATCTGTCCAGACGACAGGTGAAGGGCGAAATCGGGCAAGGCGCAACCCAGTCCGCGACTAGCGTGGACCTCGCCGCACTACTCCGCGGCAACCGATAGGAGAACAAGAATGGCACGTTTCAGTTGGGGTGGCCCGAGTGAGCGCGACGGCACTCTCGGAGCAATCACAGTGGTCGAGGCAGACCGATACGAGATCCAGGGTCAGTTCGTAACCTTCATCAAGGATGACGAGAACATCGTCAGCGTCCCGGAGCGGAAGGTCGCGGTCGTCTCGAAGCTGACGGACGACAACAACTCGATGTTCTACCTCGACGAGCCCGCTGTGAACCCACCGGCGAATACGCCTGACAAGTTCCGGTAACCCCCTCGGGGTATTATCAAGGGGTCGCACCTGGTGTGCGACCCCTTGATTCGTCCTGGTGGCGAAGGTGACCATTCCCTTCAACTCCCCCAGGAGACCACCGTGACTGAAACCACCGCCACCAACCCCGAACTGCTCGCCGACCAGGTATCGCAGCTGCTCGTCCAGCCCCTCGAAGCCGCCAGCGTCGTCCTGTCGTCCGGTCCGCAAATCTTCGACACTGCCGGCCAGCTCCGCATCCCACGGCTCGTGTCCGGTGCCGCCCCGACGTTCGTCGCAGAAGGTGGCCTGATCCCCGACGACGCCGAGGTCGACTTCGACGAAGTCAAGCTGATGCCTACCAACCGGAAGAGCATCAAGCTGATCCTCAAGTACACCAACGAGCTCGTCCGGCAGTCGGTCATCGGTATCGACGCCGTACTCAAGACCCGGCTCACCACCGACGTGTCCAACGCCCTCGACAGCGCCCTGCTCTCGGGCGCCGGAACATCGGACACCATCCGCGGAATCATCAACCAGCCCAGCATTCAGACTGGCGAACTCGACGTCACCGACCCCGACAGCCTGCTCGACGCCATCGCGCTGTGCCATGCCGAAGAGGTCACCCCAAATCGGTGGTTCCTCAACTCGCAGGACTTCATCGCGCTCCGCAAGATCAAGGACACGTCGGGCAAGTACATCCTGCAGGCCGACCTGACCGCCGATGCCACCTACACACTGTTCGGTATCCCGGTCACTGTCACCAACAAGCTCGTCGAGGGCAAGGCCATCCTCGTCGACATGAACCAGGTTGCCGTAGCACGCGACATCGCGCCGAGCGTCACCGTCCTCACCGAGCGATACGCCGAGTACGACATGGTCGGGCTACGGGTCGTCACCCGCTACGACCTCGGTCTGCTCCACCCCGAGGGCGTGGTTGTCCTGTCGGCGGCATCGGGTAGCTGATGCCGCCCGTGACCGGAGGGACGGTCGCCGCGTTCCTCGGCGAGGGTAACGACACCGCGTTGATTGCCCTCGCCGAGCAGCACGCCGCCATCGTCACCGCAATGGCCCGCTCCTACACCCGCGGCGCAGGTTTCGACGGAACCACCCCAGCCGATGACATTGCCGCCGTCATCACCACCGCAACAGCGCGACTCGTCACCCACCCCGATCAGGTGCCGTCGAAGACCCAGACCGCCGGCCCCATGTCGGTCGCCGAGAACGGTGCCGGGTTCACCGGCTGGACCCTCGCAGAGCTGTACGTCCTCAACCGCTACCGGAAGAAGGCGCAGTGACAGTCAACATCTCGCCATCGAAAATGACGATCACTTGGAGGGTGGCTACGGACTGCACGCACGGCGTCTAGCGGGGTGACCTGCAAAGAGGGGACCTGTAGCACTCGGGCGCACTACGTGAAACGGCGTGCCGTAATGAATAGGTCAGGGGTTCGATTCCCCTGGGCGGCTCCATCTCCTCCCGGCCACTCATGCCCCGGTTCCGGCCCACCCCTGCGTCGTCAGAAATTTGCAAACGCGGCCGCCTCGACACACTGACCGCAGGCCGTCTAGATCAATCGTTCAACCAGGAACAGGCGGACGTGTGGTCGCCCCGCGGTGCGCGACCCCCGTCGACCGAACCTGCGGACGCAGCCCTGGGCACTACTGCTGGAACAATAGAGGCCACTCCGATGTTGATTATTTTATCTATCTACGGCTCCGTATAAAGTAGGCCATACAGGCCACCCCGCTTTTGCGTATGGATGCGGAGATAGATCAAGTGTCTTACAGAACGCTCAAGTCCGTCTTCCACCAGCGCGATCGAGTCGGCGCCGACGCTGAGGAACGGGTCCGACGCGAGTCTCCCGCCGCCCTCCGCTGGGACCTGATGATCGGCGAGTACCCGATGTTCGCGCTGCTGACCCCCGAGATCGCAGTGCTGATCGAACGAATCATGAGCTTTGAGCCGAAGATTCAGTCCGAGTGGGAACATCTGCCAGGACGAGCACGGACCCACTATCTCCATCGCATGGTCATCGACGAGATCCAAGCGACCAACGAGATCGAACAGGTCCGTTCGACCCGACAGGAGATCGGTGCGGCGATCAGGGCCGTCCGGGCGCGACAACCCATCGAGAACAAGCGCTTCGCGGAGATGGCGCGTCTTTACCTCGACATCGGCAACGACGAGGCCGAAAGTCCGCATACGCTGGACGACATCCGGGCTGTCTACGACGCGGTGACCGCGGGAGAGATCCGTGATGAAGACGCTCCCGATGGGCGGCTGTTCCGGCAGGGACCGGTATCGATCGAATCCGGGACCAAGATCGTGCATACCGGAGTCGTGCCCGAGTCAGCGATCGACGCAGCGCTCACCCTGATGCTGAGCCAGGCGCGCGACGATTCGGTCCCCCAACTCATCAGGGCCGTGGCTGCGCACTTCATCTTCGAGTACACGCACCCGTTCTACGACGGCAACGGCCGAACCGGGCGCTACCTTCTCGCACTCGACCTCCGACAGGTGATCGCTCCGTACGCGAGCCTCGCGCTGTCGGCGACCGTCGCCGACAACAAGGACCGTTACTATCGCGCGTTCGCGGACGTGGAGAATCCACTGAATCGCGGGGATCTGACGCCTTTCTTGATCAGAATGTTGGAGATCATCGCCGAGGCACAACATCGGCTGCTGCTCGACCTCTCCGAACGTCGGCAGAAGATCGAGGCGCTCAGGGCACGCCTTCGCGATCTGGTTGATGACGAACAGTTTCCGCTCAGCGTAGGGCTCGACCGCGAGTCGTCACCGCCGATAAGTCGTGACGACTTCGGCGCGATCTTGTACACCCTCGGCCAGGCCTACTACTTCGATGTGAACCGCGCCGTCCGATCGAACACCCTGGCCGACGTGCTGGGAAGATCCAGTCAGTTCGTCCGACCGCGACTCCAGCGCTTGGACGACGCCGGGATCATCGAGACCGTCACGAGGAAACCGCTGCGTTTCCGGCTCACCCAGCGGGTGGCCGCGCTGCTGGATCTGGAAGGACCTTGATCTCCAGTAGCTGACCCTCCGAGTAGATGTCCCGATTTGTGTCGTTCAGACGACAGCGAGCAGCCCACTCGTCGTCTAATATCTGATCGACAAAGAGGGGGCCCAGGGGTGGCAGGATATCGGCGCGGCACGCGACGCGCCGTCGAGAACGACGGCGTCGGTCCTCTTCGACGACCCTCGGGCCTCTCCAACGCCTCTCTCACCCTCGGCGCGCTCTCGCTGGCCACCGTCATCCCGACCGCGGTCGCATCGATCAACGTGACCACCCTGGTCCACGCTCTCACCGCGCCGGACACCGTCCAGGTGGCCACCGAATCGACGACAGGGTGGAGCCAACCGATCCCGTTGTCGCCGGGCGCCGGCGGCCCCGCCGCCCCGTCCGTCGCTGCGACACCGACCGGCGGGCCGGCCGCTCCCATGACACGCGACCTGTCTTCCACGGGTACACCGAGAACGCTGGTCATCGACTTTCCGCACTCGGTCGGCCCCATCATCGCCGGCGGTCCCCGAACCCGCGCAGTGTTGTCGACGGAGCTCGACGACGAACTCAAAGAACGTGCGGTGCAACAGAACCTGGCGGTCATGACCGTCATCGCCGGACTCGACGCGAACAGTCCGTTCGTCGTCTACACCGGCGACGCCCAGGGCTCCGGCGGGCCCGGCGCGCCCGGTGTACCCGAGGGCGGCACCAGCCTGACTCCTCCCCCGCCGGGTACCGACGGGCCGGTCATCGTGCTGGTGTCGGATCCGCGCGGGCCGTGGAGCATTCGAGTCTGGCTGGAGACCGTCCCGCTCGTCTCGGCACTCCTGAAGTCGATCGGATGGAAGGTCGACCCGCCCCGGACGGACCGCCCTGTCGAGACGCCACGTCCCGATGCCGGCACGGGCAGCGAGCCGGAGGTCACCGAACCACCCCGCGGCCGGCCCATCGAGCCGACCACCGACCGTGGGGCCACCACATCCGACGCCGGAGCCGATGCCGAGACGCCCAGGGACACCGTCGAGACACGGGACGTAGGTCGGGAAACCCTGCGGGACATCGTGGTCGACGATGACCAGGACTTGCCGACCGAGTTCGCCGATGTCGAAGACGACGGGAACACCGGATCGGACTCAGGCGAAGCGGGCGACGACGGTCCGTCCGAGAGTTCGGGCAACTCCCGATCCGACTCGACGAGCGGTGACAGCTCCGGCGCGGGCGACGACAGCGATTCTTCCGACCGCGGTGGTTCCGGCAGCGAATCCTCGGAATCCGCCGCCTGA